GAAACTTCATTAGAGACTAAAGGTACTGTTAATGACGCTGCATATGACTCTGGTTGGGATGGTATAACAAATGTGGCTCCAAGTAAGAACTCTGTTTACGACAAGGTTGAGTTATTAAGTACTGCTATAGCATTGAATACAGCAAAAACCACATATCCTTCAAGTGATTCTACTAAAGTTGGTTATATTACAGTCACTCAAGCAGTTGATCTTGATACTATTGAAAGTGATGTTTCTGGTAACGCTTCAGATATATCCGATATTAGGACAACCACTGGAACTTCTGACGGTGAGACAAATTTAGGTGTTTTCTCAGGTACAACCATCAGTGATAACGTATCTGTTAAAACTGGTATGCAGGAATTAGAGACTTCATTAGAAACTAAAGGTACAGTTGATGATGGTTCTTATAGTGTTGCATGGGATAATGACACCACAGTAGCTCCAAGTAAAAACGCTGTTTATGATAAACTTGAAGTGTTAAATTCAGCCATCACCTTAAATACGGCTAAGAACACTTACCCATTAGGTGATGCCACTAAAGTAGGTCATATCTCGGTAACTCAAACAGTTAACTTAGATACTATTGAAAGTGATACAGCAGCTAACACCTCGGACATAAGTGATATTAGGACTACCACTGGTACCTCAGATGGTGATACGGATATGGGGACATTCACTGGTAACATCATCAGTGATAATGGGTCTACTAAAGAAGGAATGCAGGAGCTAGAAAGCTCTTTAGATGGTTTAGTTGGTATTGAAAATAAACTCCCTGTTGTGTCTATACCCTTCACCCATAAGGTTGTCGATGCATTATCTGGTTATATGACAGTAGAGCGCGGTACTACAACTGGTAATATAAACTTCTCAGGTACAAGAGAAACTCTTCCAATAGATGAACTTGCTATAACTAAAGACGGTGCAAGCATTTATGAGTCTTACTACAATTGGTTGCTTCATAGTGGTGATATTACGCAACCACAATGGACTAAAGCAGGGACATCTGTAGGTGCTGCTGCATTAGGGCAAGAACTTATTGAAGACGGTGCTAACGCAGAACACTTCTTAAGGCAAATCGTAGCACCAGCCGATACTGGTTTTTATGGTGTGTCCTTAAAGGTGAAGCTTGGAAATGGTGCAGCAAGGTCTGTTAGGATTCGTCTTGCAGATAGTAGTGGGTTTTTAGGTGCGGCATACTTAAACCTGACAACAGCTACTGTGTATTCTACAAGTGTTGGTGTGTTTGCTAAGACTAAAGAGTTAAATGACGGATGGGTTGAATTTTCAGCTTATATGGCAACAGTAACTGGCATAAATCCTCAAGCCTCTGTGTACATGGTAGAAGAAGGCACTACCTCGACTATATACCAAGGTAATAGTACGTCCAGTGTTTTTGTTGATGAATTACAGTTGACAACTACTGAAGGTCGTAGACCATATATGGCAACAACTACAATTGCAGAGCCAAGGGACGCAGAGGAAATTAGCATAGACGTGAATGGTAATATGCCAGCCGTTGGTAAACCATTCACTATAATGTGTGACTGTACTGACATACCTAGAAGCAATAACGCTAATCAGTTTATATTTGGCTCTAATGCTACATTTTGGGCACGTCAGCAAGTAAGTTCTGGACTTATCCAGTTTAGTACAGGCGGTGGTGTTGCTTCATCTTCAACTGATATAGATACAACTAATGGTGTGCGTTTTGCATTTGTATACACTGGTACTTCTGCGCAAGTGTTTGCTAATGGTGAGTTGGTAGCAAGCGAGGGTGCAACAGCAATTTACGACATAGATGATATCTTAGCAATAGGAGCATACTACACATTCATTCAAAAGGTTAACTCTGAAATCAAGAACTTTGAGATATACCACGAAGCACTAAGTGCTGACACAATTAAAGCTAAAGGAGCAGCATAAATGAGTAAAAAGTATTTCGGACAAACGAACAATTCAGCTGAGGCCGTTGTGCCTCAAGCTGACAAACTTGCAACCCCCCGTGATATTACCCTAGCTGGTGATGTTACGGGGGGCATCACTTTCGATGGTGCTTCCAATGAGACAATAACAACTGTTTTAGACGTTGAAAAGTTTGCAATGCCAAAGTCTGTATTTGATGCTAATGCAGAACAACGTATTCGTGAGAATAATGGTAGTGGTTTTAGTGAATTTGGTAAACATAACCTACCTTCATCTTTCCCTAACATTAACGAAGGGTTATGGGAAATAAGCAGCTCTCCTAATGACCTTAGATTGGGTAGAGGTACATCTGCGTATGGGACTTCACGTACAGAAGCAGCAATAGTTGTGGTTGGTGGGGTATCTCATAAACTTTATGGTATTAACTCTAATGACCCCTCTTTCAACCCTGTTAAAATCTTAACACCTGAAGCTGAAGCTGGAACTCGTTCTTATGACGATGTTGCAGGTGTAGCTATTGATTATCTAACAGACGTTGATCCTAAGTATGGGGATGTGGCAGGTGATTTGAGTGAAGCTGTTAGTCGTAATTTTGAAGGGTTGATTAAGAATGGTGATTTCAGGAATGGTACTACTTCTTGGAATAACTCTCTAACGTCTGTGACAGTGGTGGATGGAGTAGCCACGTTAGTAGCTGATAGCACAGCTTGGGGTAATATAGGGCAAACCATTTTAAGTGCAATTAAACCTGTCAATGGTGATGTTGTTGTTCTGTCTGCCTATGTACATCGTAGTGATTGTACCTTTTCACTACGAACGGATAATGAGGCAGCAGAAGTTATTGTACACCCAGCAGGTACAACAGGTTATATTCAAATAACAGCCACAATTGTAGATGATGCTCTTGTAGCTCCAGCTATTGTTTTGCATAGCACTGATGGTGTGTCAGTAGTTGAGGTCTCACAGGTTTCTATGCGTAAAATAGAGAACCAGCCAATACTGTCTCGACAAGACTATGGCTTCTTAGAAACTTTTCATCAGAAGGTGAGCGACACAGATTTATTCTGCCCACTTGGACTACCACAGTATGGCAACTCTACATCAGAGGAAGATATCCCACTCACCCTGATAACATCATTAGGTGTTGCTCAAGGGTACTCAGCTTTCGGTGATTGGGACACTACAACAGTAGGCTATGCTGCTAAATGGTCAACAATGACTGTGGCGCAACAAAAAACTGCTTTAGATAATCCTGAGAACAACCTTTACTATGATGCAGAAACAGCCGAGTTGATTCAAGTTAGAGCAAGAGTACGTGTAATAAGAGGTGTTCAAAATCAGTGGAAATCTGCTGTCCCTTGGAAAGACACTGACGGTCAATTTAACTATATAAATTTGAGTGCTGGTAACGGCTATGGTGTAGGTGTAAGGGGTATTAGTGAGACCAATAGTGATATCTCTACTGGGTCTAACCTGTTTGGCTCCCCACATGCCACTGTTGGGTGGGGTTTGGATAAAAGTGACCCAACTATCTACACAGGTGTGGGCGCTACAGCAGTTGCTAGATCATATAACAAGAAATGCTATGCCTTACCACTGGTTCTTATTCAAAAATAATATACATTAGGTAGGAGGTAATAAGGTATGATTAAAGATGTATATATTGAAGTAAAGACTAACGGGGGTAGTTTAGCATATTATAGGGAGAAAGGTTACTCCCTAGAGAATAAAACACCTCAACAATATAAAGAATTTAAGGAGAAACAGAATGAATCTGGGAATGTATCATCCAACATATAACCCTAATGGGGCTAAAAGAGCTTCGGACAATCTACCTTGGCACTCAACAACTGTGGTTTTTAATTCAACAGTAGATTGTTTTAACACTACCAAGCTTGACCTAACTTCTGGGTTAATAGGGGGTGCTACGGGAACAAGCTCACAATATGACTTTGCAGATTCTGTATATGCTGGTCAAGTGCAAGACTTACGCCTAGATGCTAAAAAGAGAGATAGTGTTAAACTGCGTGAAGATGTTGTCCGTAAGGATGTAGTTGGTACAACAAGAGGTGTAGGTAAAGTACCTTTCAGTACAGTTTATGATGATGCTGGTACAGGTGTAAGTGCTAATGCTCCTTTTTTATGGTGGAACCTAGCAGATAGCTTTGTAATATACCTTACACTGGTCGGAAAAGATGTAAGTTTAGGTGATATGTTTTACTGTATTGACAACACTCTGGATTTTATAGTGAGAGGTGAGGTGACTGAAATTACCAATACAGGTACACAAGAGTATATCACTGCCGCTGCAGGTAGTTGGACTACAGTTTCAGGAAGCACACCAACAGGTGCTGGTACAGGCAACGAAGTTTACTACATCCTTGAGAAGGAACTGTCACCTTCGTATGACTCACTCCCTTGGGTTGATATAATTGGTTCACCAGCGAATATCATAACTACATTCAGTGCAGGTGTAGTGGGGAAATGGGTACCGCAAATCCCTACAGTAGCTAATGCTGTTTTCCCATTAAATAGGAAGACAACAGCATTAGCCAACATAAAAAGAGTCTTCACCACTGATAATGGTGATAATTGGACTTCAAATAATTTAACGATTAACCCCGTTACAAGTGAAACAAACCCAACATATAGCGATCCAGCTTATGTGTCCCTACACTTTTATGAAGTCCTCTCAAACTTCACTGAGAGTGATATTAACCGACCGATATATGGTGATAAAGGTGATGTTGTATTTACATCAGGGAATGATATATCTTATGGTAATAGATTACAGCCTTCCTTAACAGGTGGTATTGGTACAGACGATAGCGCACAGAGTTTTGCCCAAACTTTAGGCATCACTAATCACTGGTTGAGTAATCTAGGTGCATTTATTACAGGAGCTGCTCGTTCACCAATACATTCACCGGCTATAGTAGTTGCACCAACCAACTCGTCACCTGCTGTTAAGGCTCTAACTCACTTAGTAGAAAGGGATGGCTTACTTTATATGCAATACCACGGAAGAGAGGTGTTGTGGGATGGTAGTGATTGGGGAGATGATAACACTATCCCGATTGTTGACAATGAAGGTGTAGTGGATGATGCAAACACGGTAAGTGTTAAGACCTTCACCCACACTTCAAAATTCCCAGTAGGTATTGCAACAGTGTAGATGGAATTATGCACAATGTCAACAGCTATTCGTGGTAAAATATAAATACCAAGTGACCGCTTCCATAGGGTCACGTTCAATACTAAACAAACAGGAGTATAACATGCCCATTGTATTTGGACAAACAGGTGGTGACGGAGATTCTTCCTTGCCAACAACAATCCCTACGGGTAAACACGCCGTCTCTGACGGCTCCAACCTAATAGAATCAGACTTACAAGAAAATGGTACCACTTTATCAACAACTAAGAATTTCTTTGCAAATACGCTGACTGCTGCCCAAGCTTCTGTAGAGATCGGCCCTGCCTTAACACTCTCAGCAGGTGGTGGTGAAGTGTTGCAACGTTCTGTCATCTCAGCAGAAGAAGTATTTTCAATCCTACCACGTAAACGTTACGATAATGTAGATGGTACAGGTGGTAGACCAACTGTTGGTCGTATTTTAGGGCAACAACAAACTATAACACTATTCACAGGGGAGGGTCTGCGTTCCGATGATTTAACCGCTATTGTCCCTCCTAATGATATCACTGGTAAAGTTACATACACAATCACTGCAACAGAAAACCGATTTATTACAAAATATTTCATGCGGTATGCTACTGTGCAGGCAGGTGTACGTCAAGTGTGGAGATTTGGTGCGGCAGATGGCCCTGTAATCTTTGAGTCCGAACCAAACCGTTTATACGAAGATGGTATTGGGACTACTACCAAAGCCTATGATGGAACACCTGCTACAGAAACCACTTTTGATTTTGCTAAAGACCCTCTTGTCTTACTTGAAGGGGATACATACTATATCACACTCGAATCCAATGTAGGGGATGTTGTTGCATTTGGTGATCTTGAAAGTGGTAAGTATAAGCCTTACACACGCCGTGAGATCCAAGACTTATCCGCCGACCCTGTTGTTGCACGAGCAACTGATTTAATAACAGAAGACCTTATAGTAGATGATAATGATTGGCATCATGCTTATTTTGTAGATGCTTCAGCTGGTGATGTACAAGTTACCCTCCCAACTGCAATAGGTAGTTTAGCTAAAGGTATGGCTATGGTTGTAACAAAAATGGATTCTTCCTCGAATCTTGTTACAATAATCCCTCATAGTGGAGAAACAATAGACGATAATGGTAGTTATGTCTTATCTGAACAATACCAGAATGTAGGTTTGATGTCAGATGGTGCTAACGTACATGTGTTTATTAGACCAATGGAAGGGGTTGTATACACACAAGCGGAGAAAGATAAGCTTGCAAGTATCACAGGTGGTCGCTACTTAGGTGTGTTTGCTGATTTAACAGCGCTCCAAACTGCACACCCGACAGGTGTTGAGGGGGATAGTGCGACAGTTACCTCTCCAAGTGGAAATTTATTCTTCTGGAACGGAAGTGCTTGGGAAGATAGTGGTACTGGGAGTAGCGGGGATATGCTTAAATCTGTATATGATCCTACAGCTAAGAATGCTAGTGTTTTTGACATGGAAAACATGGATGAGTCCCTAACTAAGAAAATATTCACTGCTTTGGAACGTACTAAGTTAGGCCTTATCGAAGATGAAGCTGAAGTTAATAATTTAACAGATGTACAAGCTACTGACCTAACTGACATGGGAGATTCAGATTTACATTACCATCAAAGTGATCGTGTCCGTTCTAACCACTTAGGTACACAATTAGCCTCAACTATCTCTAACTTCGATACTGCTGTAGAAGCTAACTCTGTGGTAGCTGCTAATACAGAGGATGTAACACTTGCGGCTGATACAACCACGCAAGAAACACTCGATATTGCAGGGCAAGAGTTGACTGTTAATGTTGTTACACAAACAACTGATGGTGCGATGATTGCAGAAGATAAATTAAAACTTGATAACATCACAGACAATGGAGGCGGTGATGATTGGGTTAGTGGTTTAGACGTAACAGAACATTCTCCTAAAAATCAGACAGTTGATTATACGGCGGGGTCTTATCTTATTGATGGTAACCTACAGACTATTGCTTCTGGTGGTGTGTATGACTTAGAGAATTCCTATGGTAGTGTAGATCACTATAATGCAATGGTAGATTATCAACACAGATTCATCCTTCTTTATGTAGATGTTAACGAAGTGCTTAAGTCTGTTGCTGGGGCTATCGCTGAGAAACATGATGTACCACCCCTCCCTTATTTACCTGATGATTCTGTGGGTATAGCATTAGTAGAGATTAAAGTTGATAAAAATGATAATCCAAAGGATATCAAGAATAAGGAAATAACAGATACACGTAACGTACCAGCTTATAACACAGACGAGTTTGTGAGGGTTAGTGCTGATGACCTTGGTGTTGGGCATCTTAGTGATAAACTTACAGATAATGGTAATGTTACTTTTACAGTGGAAAATCCAGCTGGTATTGAAACACTTAAGGCTGATGTGGATATTGCAAATGATGCTGCTGTGATATTAAATACCGCTAAGGTATCCGCTGATGGGAGTGTAACATCTCATTCAGATGTAACAAGCTCTGGTAGTGGAGAAATTATCACAGTTGCTGAGAGGAGTGACATTGCATCTGCACTACAAAACGGGGATAACGTAAGTGAACTAATAAATGATGCTGGCTATTTAACATCAGTTCCTGCAGGTACATACTCTGATCTCCACAGGTCTAGTGTAGGTAATCAAAAGATAAAGAACGTTGGGGAGATACTTGAGTTTAATACATCAGGCCCATCCAACGGAGCTGTTGCTTCTACAGGAGATGATAGCCTAACTATACCAACCTCTGGTGATTACAATATTGTATTCAGTGGTTCAGCTAAGATTAAGAAAGATGTGCTTTATTCTTTCTCGGTGCAAGTTAATGGCAGCACACTCTTGCCATTAGGTAACATAGAGTCTGCTTCTGACAACTATCTTAGAACGTTCAGCTATGCAATGATGTTAACACTATCTGCAAGTGATGAAGTGAAAATCTATGCCATCACTGATAGCGCAACAGATAAAGACTTTTACATGCAAATTGGCACATCTTTCACAATAGTTAAGTTGTAGAAGGTTGTAGTGTAAAAACCTCGTAGTGCAAGCTGATGAGGTTTTTTACCACTTACAGTTATTACATGGAGTTGTACTATGAACTTAGTAGTTTAAGAAACACATACTTTTAACATTACAATGAATAATTAACATCTAACAATAACACTCTAGGAGTAAAGAGAGTAATGCCTCAAACAATTCCGAACATACCTGTAGATGATACAACTTGGGTAGATATAAATACCGCTGCTGGGATCGATGGTGTTAACGCTATGATATACGCGAACGGAGTACAAGTGGCAATCACCTCATCAGGACAGCCGTATTACGATCTTAGCAAGAGTGGAGCAGCGTAAGCCTACAACAACATTAACCAAGTGTAGCTCACCTAATTAAAGATGAGCTACCACACTCGATCAAGTCTCCTTGAACAAAGCCTACAAATAATACCGTAAACTATTAATCGGCAATAAACACTTAAATACAAGCGCTTACACTCCACAAGCGCTTTTTGTGGTATAATAAACAAACAAACTACCTAGAAGGAAAACAAATGCAATTTATTAAGGATTACGGCGGCATCTTATTCACTATAGCCACTATGATATTTGGTTTTGGTGCACTCAATTCGCAACTTAATACAAATACAGAAGCTATCGCTAAGGCACAGATGTACAAGGAGCGTATAGTAGACCTTGAAAAATCTATAAACACTATGCAGTTAAGGGTGGAAGCACAACATGAGTGGCAAGGTGAGTTCCTAATTTCATTTAAGGAGTTAATCAAAGAACTTAAAGATGCTAACACTACCCTTGGTATGGAGATTAAGGAAGCTAATCACGAACTTGGTAAAGAGATACAAGCAATAAACGCAACTGTTATTAAAAACCAATACACAATTGAGGGTGTCGTAAAATACAATAGAGTTTACAGCAATCCTCAACTAAACCCGCATATTGGCAATAATAGACTTAATCAATAAAAGGAAATATAATGTTCGAGCAAGATAAGATAAAACACATGTCAGTAGGTTTCCTATTATCATTTATGTTCGTATGGATTAGTCCTCTTGCTGCAATTCTTGTAGTGGTATTCGCAGGTTTGGCTAAAGAGTATTACGATTCAACAGGAAGAGGTTGTGTAGATGGATGGGACGCTGCAGCAACTTTGTTAGGTGGATTGCCAATTCCGCTTATTGTAGAGGTTGTTTCTCGTGTAACTTGATCTGTATAATACATATTATAAAGCTCTTAGAATCCTTCGTCAGGGGCGTTCTAAGAGCTTTTATTGTATCAGGTAGGTGATTGTATCACTTAACGCTTAAAACGTCTAATATAAGCTTTGTAGGTCGTTATAAGACGTCTTACCACATCAAATTTGTAATCATAATACACATCTTTACCTCTATCAAGAATAATAGCAATAAAAGCTTTAATTTGCCACTTATTGATTCCGTAAGTAGTTACAAGAAAGTAACCTAAAGCAAGTAGGGTGATGTTCTCGATAATTAATAATGTTAGCATAATGTTTCTCCTTTGTTTTAATTAATAACGTTTAATAGTACCAAATCTTATCATTGGTGGTGTATCCAAGAATGTTGTCCACTTTCTCTTTATTCCCTTCAATAAACTTATACCCTTTATTCAAATAGAATTGAACCAGCCACTTACTCCGCAGTGCAGAATATACCAAAATAGATAGTAGGAAGAATAAAAAGATAGGGATAGTGTCAAATCCTACTAGAGCTAATAACATCCCACCAAAGGATATTATAAATAGGAATAGCATAGGAGTTTTAACACTCCCGTTAAATAAATCAGGGATTGCGCTTAATGGTGCAAATAATAACCCAAGTACGAGTGTTATAGGGCAAAAGCCCAATTTAACTTCTACGATTTTACCTAGGTTGTTTTGCATTTTTACTGTATTTTCTTTGTTCATAATGTTTCTCCTTTGTTATTTAATATACACACTTTAGCAAACGAGGATCACCTCGTCAAGTATTTATTTCTTCCAATACTCAAACTCTTCATAGTAACTTACACAGTAAGAAGATTGTTTTCCAATAACATCCGTCCAATGGTAACTAACACCTGTACACCTATTATCTAATGCGTTATATACACAACGTAGTAAACTCCCCTCCTCAACGAATATAGAATCATTATATACAGCACAATCACCTTTTACTATACGTGTGTACAACACAGGGTGTTCATAAGGTGATGGATCTAGCGCATCAAACATCCCACTTTCCACTCGTAAATACCCACACCACCTACCCCCTACATATACACAAATCTCACCTTCGATATCATGGTCTAGGAGGACTACTTGTTCTGGAGACACTGAGTGATCTTTTGCAAGTTGGTGTTGCTCTTGCCTATAGTCTGAAGTGACATCACAACTACCACATTTGTAATAGCCACTTTTTGTGTATTCTCTTATATCTGGCTTAATGGTCATGTTTTCTCCTTAAATAAAGTTTGATAGTAGACAAATGACAGAGCAAACCCAAAGAGGTATGCCATGCCAGTTATTATTTGCAAGTTTTGCTAATACTACTCCTGCACACATAAGTATAGATGAAGCGGATATTGAATAAGCTAATTGCATAATTTCGTTAGGGTTTGTCATGATAATCTTTTACTCCGGCTTATCTGTCACTGATACTTTGATAATATCCGCTATATCTAGCAGTTCTCCTGCGCTCAACCAACACACAAAATGATACTTATCATTCGATGGTGGCTTTCCCATTGCAGAGCCAAGGTATTCATTAACCTCTTCCTGCCAAGTTAATTCAACCTCGACTTTGCGGTAAATTGCATTGCCTAATGATAACTCACGGCCTAGTGATCCTATATTCTTTATCTGGCAATCGTCATTTTTATTGAAATAGTATTCTGTTTCTGCGCTCGATTCTTCAAACTCTTTCACCATTTCCCATGCATGATTAAACTCACACTTCTCATAGCTAACCTTCACGCGCTTAGGCTTTAGGTCGGCTAGTGTTATTTCTTTTAGGTTAATTGTAGACTCATCATGGGATGCATATGCTAGCTCATTGCCTAGCCCGTCAGTATAAACCTTGTTAAGAGTGAACCTACTACGCATAGCCTGATAAACAGAACGCTCTCCATTTCCATCCCAACCGATACCCTGATTAAAGCACCCATCCTGATAAAGCCTGCATTTTTCTTTGTCATCGTTCTTAATATAAGTATTTTTCAAATCAATCATTTTCTTCTCCTTTATCTAATTGCTCTCACTTGTTTACACAGCTAAGTATAGCAAGTGAGATGTTTGTGTCAAGAGGTTGAGCTATTTAATTTAAAAATATTTTTCTAGCACATAAAATTCCTAACACTAATAAGAATACACCAGCACCTATTAAGAAGTTATCTACTACATCAACACCCTTGTATAAGATAAAACCACCTGATAGTAAGCTTGAGATTGTAATTTGATTGTCTGTCACTGCTACTCCCCTAAAATCTGCTTAATCTCTAAAATAATAACTTCCTCTGTTGTGAGGTAGTCGGCATCCTTATCGAAATTGGATTGTTCTACAAGAGATTTTATTTTAGCTAGTTTAACATTATCCTCTGATTTCAATTCAATAATCTCATACACATCCTGATCATTAAACTTTAAGCTTTAGTACTTAGCAAGAGTTTGTACTTCAGTTGCTAACAACGGATCTCTACGATTATGGAAACCACTGTTTGCAAAAGCACATTTAGCATGATTAACTTGCTTCCAACTACTCTTACCTGAAGAAGCTACCCACTTCTCTTTTGTATCTTTGTTAACGATGATGAATGTACGGTTAAGTTTTGTTTTCATGTGCACCTCCTTTAATCTTTGTAGCCTGTAATTAACGCCTTTAAATTCTTTAATTGTGTTATAGATTCCTCTGATTCTTTTATGTGGTCATCTACATCTGCAATAGTCATAGGACAAGGGCTTCCGTGGTTTGTTGTCCATAGTTCTCTTGCACCATTTTCATCCTCAACAACCCACGCCTCATTGTCCATTTCCCACCCTTCGTGTAATACTACTGCTGTGGCTATTGTGCTTTTACTCATAATTCCTCTCCTTCTTTATTAAAATAATACTCTTCACTCTCAAACTCATGACAGCTATCTTCAAAGATAACTAACACCTCTTCATCGTTCAGGTAACAATCTTCATAAGAATCTCCGTAAATAGTCTTGCCTAAGATATTACACTCTTGTCGAATACTTAGAATATCTTGTTGTAGCTTGTGCATTTGTTTAATTTTTGTTTTCATAAGCATTCTCCTTTAGGTAGACTTTTAACATATACATAGTGAATTTTACCGTAATATTTTTCTCTGTCGTCAGGGATCTTCTTTAAGAAAGAATCTGTCTCAGAGTGTCTATGGTATTTATACTCCTCACCTTCAAAGTTAGTTATATACGCACGTTTAGGTGTTACCCTTTCTATGTGTGAAAACCACTCCCATTGATAAGCCCCATGAGCCGCTAGGATATCTCCAACTTGAGCTATGTAGTTGTCTGGTGCTGGTACGTAGCCATTTTCCAATAGGATTCCTATACTTGATATATTTCTCATAACGTACACCCCTTATTAAAATAAAAGCCCCACTTGCTTTCGATGTATGTATCGTAGCATAATGAGGCTTGAGGTCAAGGGTTATTAACTAAAGTTATTCGTTTAAATATTTCAATAATTCTTTATTTTTCTTATCACCTCCAAAGCTACTCTTAATCCAATCACAATAATCTGGATCATCTTTCTTAACATCTTCCCATAATTTACCTTTATGTTTCTTGAAGAAGCATTTAGTTTTACCAAAGGGAAGTTTAGGTCTAGGAGGTGCTTTTGCAATAGATGCTTCATAAGCTTGATGTATGTCCAAATTGAACTCTTTCATAATAGCTAACAACACTTCGCGCATCATGAAAACATCGTAGTCTGATCGATGTGCAGCCCCTTCGTAGGTCATTGTTAAATAGCATTTGTAGCCATAGAATAATGTACCAAGTTTGTGATTACCAAACCTTTCTTTAGGTATCAATTTCTTAGCAAGAGCGAGTGTGTCTAACCACTTTGCATCTTTAAGTTTATCCATACCTTCTTTGATAAGAAGACGTTTATCGAAGCTGCTGTTATGGGCAATAAGCATATCATTCTCATAGTCAATCTCATATTCACCAACAACCTCACTGAAATATGGTTTATCTTCAAGCATTTCATCCGTGATAAAGTGAACACCACTTGCAGATGGGTCAATGTTCGTTGTTGGGTGAATGAGGTGATTCTGGACGCTCACTACGTTTAAACACTCGTCTGTTGTTATCATTGCAAATTCAATCACTTCTCCGTCTAGGGAGGAAGTTTCTGTATCAATGAGTCGTAATTTCATGTTGTTCTCCTTTGTTTATTATAATTTATTTGGTATATTTATCTGAATTAAACCAATCATGATTATGTATTAGTTTGGTCAACACCCTACTTGTTATCTTCTTTTTAATAACTCTATCTTGGGTTGCCACAACAATACCTTTAGCTTTAAAGTACTCAGAAACTTCAACCCGTAATTGTGTATTTGGACACCCGATAATTACTTTGCTCTCTTCCTTATGATTGTATAGTCCAACACTTATTTCCATACCCTCTTCATAGAAACAACCGTAATGCTCCTCACAGCTCGGGTTAGAGTAAACACTACGCAGTACCTCATCAAAAGAGGATACATTATGTAACGTTTTTATACAAGTAACCATATCTGCAAAAGTATCTTTGTAGAAAGCTTTTGCTGTACCCATATTAACATTGCAAGATTCTATATCATCTAGGTTGGTAACTTCTCTAAACACTGTGCCACTTATATATTCTTCCCCTTCATCTGCCCACCCTTGCACTAGTCTCCTATTAAATTTAGGGTTATATTTTCTTATCAAATATGCTTCTAACCTAACTGATTCATATTTATCCTTTACTGCTGTGTAGGATACAGATCCAAGGATATAATTATCTTTATGTTCACTTATTCGTCTATTCAGGTCAACAGTCTCACCTATGTAAGCTAAACCTCCATTTAAGTCGTACAGTTTATATACATATACAGTATTTTCTTTCTTATGCATAAGCTCCTCCTTTATTAAAATTTCTTATCAATAACACAATTGTTCTTAGTACCTAATACTTTCTCCCAAGCATACCTTAGTGCATCTTCAGCAACCGTACATGAGCTTGTGACTAGGATTGAGTCGTGATAAGGTAGGAATGGAATTTCTCTATCAACCAAGTACAACATAGTCTCCTCCATAATACATGAGTCTATATATTGCAACGAACCCGCATCTTGCTTCTTAATCTCTGTCATATACTCATGGTTGGTCTCTTTTAAGCCTCTTATAATATACTTTGAGTTTTCCTTCCCTTCGTAACCATGTAAATCTTTAGTCCAAGCGTTCTTTAATGCAGTGGAGTGATTACCTTTACAATTTAGTAAACACATCATACCCATCTTGTAAACATCCCTTTCACTACCATCTTCTGGGACTTTGGTTACTAAACCTTTCTCTGATATATTGTAGGGTTTGAAAGTATCTTCCAATACAACACCACATAGACATGCACAGATCCGCGAATGATTTGATGAGAAGTCCCATTCCGATACAGTTTCACCATCTATAGTAATTCCACTCCTTGCTGATGATTTCATATTCTGCACTGAGAAATACCATCTACCATAGTTAAATAAACCGCCAATGAAAGATCTATAAACCTCTGGGTAAAACCTGTTTCCATTACCATCTCTGAATTCAAACTTAGCTAAGAAGTCGTTAATCTTTTTAGCTGTATTCTTAAGTGGTCGTGTTCCTCTTATACCTTGTAACCTTGTTCTGTTTCCTTTCTTATCCTTCTCTGACATAACTAATACGAGATCATCATAAGGTATGCTGTTAGTTATTGTAGGGAAGAAGTTTTTATTCTTACCACTAAATAGGTTAATAAACTTATCTGACATAACAAACACTGACTTATAAGATGTTGGGTCTACTGTCCTATCACCTACATATAGTGTTCCGTACCCGTTAGAAACCAGAGTAGATAAAACTGAAGTAAACTTACGGTAACTGCACACCTTATGTTTAGTTGTTTGTTTGATCTTAGTGAATTCCTCTACTCTAAGACATACTGTGAAGCCTTTGGTTTGCCTTTTGTAAGAAAGTAGAGAGTGATATAACAAAACTTTAACCTCAACTTCATGTTCGCATAAATCTACTAAATCTTTGTAGATACCACTAAATTGCTTATGAACACTGCCATTAAATATCAGGTTTATTTGATTTGACACACAACTGTAATAGAAAGAATCTCTAATATTATCTGTTAGTTGATTGACCTTTGGATGGTCTGAACTCCTGTACTTCATTTATTAACTCCTGTGGTAATTTACCATCTTGTTTATTTAACATCTCTGCCATTGATACTATTAAGGTGTGTGTTGTTATCCCATACTGATTAGCTAACTTAATAAGCAACTCCGAATGGTACCCATAGAACGAAGGTCTTATTGAACTAACCTTCAACCTCTCACTCTTATTCTTCTTTCTCTTATTATCTACATTCATACTCTATCTCTCTCTTTATACTCTACACTTTCCATTTGGTACTTAATGAGCATACAAAACCCCGCTACCATAGGGCTACAGAGCTTGCACACTTTTTAGTAAGCCGATGACGATTGCAATTTCACTAATCAAAACCAGCCTCTTTTGGACTCAATGGATGGCTCGAATCATCAAGAACAAACCAACCAAGTAGACAACAATACTTATAAGGTTCAGTCGTCATACGTGTTATATCAGAGTCTAACCATGCTCTTACAAAATCACGTTCATCAGGAGATAAGCTAGAAGAAGAACCGCTTAGGCATTTCTTTAATGATCTCATATTAATCCTCCACATCATCATAGTCATCGCTACCATATAAGCTATCAATTTTCGCACTAACACTAAAACCACAACAGGTGATAATACGTTCCATAATATCAATACCAACCTTATCACCACCGTTCAATGCGTATCTAACAGAACTTTTACTACAACCTACCTTTTCAACAATCTCATCGTAGGTCATACCCGACTGTCTCTTAGCCTCACGAACAGCATCACTTAAACTTTTACGTAAACTCATAAATTTCTCCTTAACTATATTATAGCACTTATATCACCACAAATCAATCTAAATAGAAGGTAAATACCTCACAACCCCTCCTCCCGTAATCTCTCAAAATACTCAATTCCTTCGGTAAAACCAAGCACCCAATCGTTCCAGCGGTAATCTAACACCGTTGCCTCGAACTCTATGAATTCACGTATCTCTCGAAGCTTATGACCGTTGTTTAGTAAATCCTCGCATTCTAGCACACCAGATAAGTATGTTGGTTTCATAACACTCTCCTATTTAATTAGTTCTAACCAAGATTCATCCCAAGACCAACCTTCAACACCAGCTCCGTTCCTAAGGCTCACATCTCCGTTTCCGCTGATATCTACAATAGTAGCTTCCATGCCAATAAAAACATCCATAGTGGTATCCCAAGACCAACCTTAGTTTCTTCTCCACCTACAATCTTAACTAAATCTCCAACCTGCAAATCCACATGGCATAAAAGGTCTTCTAACTCTTTTACACACTTTCCTCCAACTAAAAAGTCCGTACCATCATGCTTATCAACTTCCCACCAAGCACCGTCTTCCTTGTAGAATTCCCCAACAGTAGTGTAAAGCTTTGTGATTATCTCTTTCTTTACTAGTTTCATAATATCCCACCTTATAAGCCTCTTAGTTGAATTGCACGAACATGACGGCAAACAGCAGCCAACTTAACACACTGCTCGTGAGTGAAATCTTGGTGTGTGAACAACCCTGTATTACGTGAATGACAGATATACCAACTTCTGATAGAAGAGGTTTTACCATTAGCATACTTCATACTATAAGACTGGTTTAAACAACTCTCTTGTGTAATAGTAAATCTTTCAGGTGTGGTTACCATCTTACGAATTAAATTGTAAAATAAAACATCCATAGTTTTCTCCTTGTTTATGATTATTTCGTTTTGTTGGATACACTATACACCACTGAACCCTCCTGTCAACAAAGAGTAGTGATTTAATTTAAAAGTTTATTTCACACAACAAAAGCCCTCTACAAATTGCTTCGTAGAGGGCTTATAAGGTGTTTTAAATTGTAGTGGTACAATTGCATCAAGAACATACAAACGCTTGTGAGAGGGCTGCTGGCGGGGTTTAAATGATCAAAGGTCTTTTGTAACCTCATACTGCATCAAGGAATTATAAGCTTTTTCTGATATTTTATTCTCACTGTAAGCCTTCTTTGCTTTTTCACTTATTAGATTTTCTTTGTACGCTTTATACGCCTCATATGCACTGTTCTCTGTACTAAAGTGACCTAGGTTTTTAGAAGCCCTTCCACAAGAGGATGAGCTTCTAAATTGCCCAGTAGACTTAATAAGGCTCACACCTATTAAGTATTCACCCCTCTTTTTATCCCTGTACACAAAAAGATTGTTTATTTCTTGCGGTAACAAATTACAAGTATCCTCAGAGTAAAATTTTTGCTTTGATAAGTCCTTGTCAACGTGGTAGGTACAACACCTACACAAGTTTATAATTTCATTATCATACCATTTAGCAAAGTTCTGAAAATTATGCCATTCCTCTGCTACAAAGACACCATTGTATGTGGGGTAACGTCTTTGATATTCTTCTGAGTAACACCGAGCCAACATATTATGCCAAGCCATATAGGAACGGTGTTTTGAACGGTAAGATCCAACACCGATGTACCCAACCCCATAAACTTTCGGGTATAGGAGATCCCTTACTTCTCCTTTTTCAATGTTGACTTTTGTAAACTTAGCCTTAAACTTCGTTTGTATAAACTCTACATAAATATTTTTACAATTTATAATCTCCGTAATAATCAATTCACCATAATTATTTGTCTTGTAAATATCACCTACCTCCATAATTACCACCACAACCCATCATAAAACTTAGCAAACAACTCCCTGCCTTTCTCACAACGTTCATTATACTCCACCATATCCTTATTATACCTTGCACTCTCTTCCTCATTAGTACATTCAATTGTCATAGCAACACACGGAGAGTTATCTTGCACCTCGCTACGAATCATATTGTGCTTGAAATCGTAAGCCATAATATCAGGCCCATTGTCAGAAAATGCAAAGATCATCTCATCAAGCACATAGTCGAAATAAGCATAAGCTTTCTCCCAATCTTCATCTGACAGTGAGAAGCCATCCTCATAAGTGATTTCCCCTTGTTCGACTAAATAACATGAGATTGAAGCTGGAACACCCTTTCTACCTTCCTCAGCGTTAATCACCTCTTTAAACTTTAATAGTCCCGAGGAGATTACTTTTGAGAGTTGTGTGTTTAGGTTCCATGTGTCTTTGTATGAGAATAATGGTTTACCTTTCTTAATTTGCATGTGTTTCTCCTTATAGATAATTTTGTAGTGTAGAGTACCTTACATAATGTAAAGGCTCCATATTAGCTTTCCTCATTGATGTATCAAGCCTACACCACTCGTGTGTTATAGAATATATCTCTGACATATACGTTTCAAGTATTACTAACATCCTTGTTAAATCATCCCTCACCTTTTTGCAAAATACATCTAACTCTGCATCATTACTTGGTGAAGGAAGACATGCTAATGTTACATAATTATTCCAATCAGATTGACCAAGTCCGTCAGTTACATATAAGTCCCTTGCATCATATTCAAGATCCTCTATAGCTTCTTCTGTATCCTCAAGCATACTTCCAATAATACGTATTATCTCACTTTCATTATCACAAATATTATGAAATCTGCTGTTGAACACTCCAGATAATGAAGAGTATTTATCTAACACCTTATAACGATCAGTAGTATTGTCTACGATATCGAAAGTCTTTTGAGTGATAAGACAGAAGCCTAACCTTCCATCTTTCTTCTCTGAGCTTAATAGTATCTCCCTTGGAGCATAGCCTTGTAATTGATGGAACTTCGCGTGAGTAACTTCATGTAACCTTACAGAAAATAACTCTTTTTGTTCCTCTGTCATATACACCCCTTAATTACATCATTTTGTTACCCTTATAAGATACAGCGTTGAAGTTTCTTGTTATCCTCAACCCAAGAGTTAATCTTCTCAGTATTACCCAACAACCACTGGAAACCGTCTTGTGTGAACATTAAAACTTTCGTACTAGGTGAAACGTGTTGGTCTTTAAGAAACTCACGCTTCAATACACTTGAATAGAAACTCTCATTACTGCGTAAATATTTCATGAACAACCGTGGGTGGTTAATCCCTGCTGATTTAAGTGCGTACTCTCTTGAGATGAAAGATTTATTGTTTATGACTTTCCATACAATATTTTTCATTACAGCAAGTTCTTTCTCAGTACGCTCAAGTAATACAATTTTACTATGCAACTCTGTTAAAATTATCATAGATTGTGCAAGGCTGTAGTGAGACATTAATGCATTAACTGCATAAGGGTTCAGTACAAACACATCGTATGCACGACCTCGTATATTAGTGTAACTTCCTGTTTTAACTTGGAAAAGTTCACGGTCGAATCCTCGACCCTGAGAATCCTCGGATAACAGCGGTAGAAGCTTCTTATTTATAAGCTCTCTAACGTGCTTATGCTCTTTGCCAATCTTATTCGCAATTTCTAAACTTGTCATTTCAACTTCGATCATATTACTTCTCCTTTATTGTGTAAGTAGGAACACTATAAACACTCTCAAACACATTGTCAACATTAATTAGTATAAAATGTTATAATACTTATATTGAAGATTATATTAGGTGTGAAAGGTATGGCTTTTAAAATTGATAGTAAAATTGACTATAGTGGTCTTGATAAAATCATGAAAAACATGGAACGTTTGACGGAGAGAAGTGTCTCGGTCGGATTTGGAGGAGAGGAACATGAGCCAAGCGGATTATCGGTCGGGGAAATAGCAAATTTTCTAGAGGGAGGTGTCCGGAACTCAAAATCAGGAGTTACTTCTAAGCCTCGCCCAATCGTAACAAGAGCAGCAATACCTTGGGTAGAAGATAGTGAGAAAGAGATTAGACTAGCTACAATAGCTGCATTACAAGGTAAAGAAGTTAAGTTGAATAAAGAACTGGATGACATAGCAGAAAAGGGTGTTTTAAGTATACAAGAGAACATAGATAATCAAGGGTTCGAGCCATTAGAACAAAGTACAATAAGTATAAAAAGAAGCAAAGGGAGTAGATGGCCTACTAAAGTTGCATTGGATACCGGATTTTTATACCAGAATATAGAAAAGTCAGTGAAATAATAGGAGAACAAAATGATCAGAGGTAGAACACTAATAAAGAGATTTCCAGTACCCATGTGCAGAAGAAAACTTGTTACAAGTGTAGTGGATGCAAACAACCCTTTTGCAAATAACACTGAGTCGTATGAATTCACAAGGTTAGCAGCAGAAGAGTGTACATTACAAAGTTTAAAAGATGCAGACTTAAAAGCATTACCTGAGGGTAGTAGCAACACACAAGCATTCACGATTTTTTCAAACACTGGGTTATTTAAAGCAACAGACAATACCAACCTACTCAGCGATGTAATTTTCATTCCAGATAGTTATTCAGAGCTGAATGGGTATATTCCCTCTGGATCAGGTGGATGGTTTACCGTTGAACGTAGCTATATAAGAAACACAGGTGTTATTAATCATTGTGAAGCGCTTATAGTTAAAGCACAAAGTTTAGAGAATACAGATGGATTGCCACAATTCCCTGATACAAGTTTATTAGAGCCGCAGATTTCCACTAAAGCCGCACTGAAAGATGGTGCGTGGGAAGCTTCTTGGGTAGGGGAGAATATATAAAATGCCTAGATATACAGATGTACTTGAGTTACAAGATAAAAGAGACCAAGTGATGTTGCAAATTGGTAAAGCACTTTTTACACTGGATAATTCAAGAAAGATTTTTAGAAATTACAAAGACTTACCGAAAGTAGGTGTAAAATTTGCTTTGGTAGAATCAATCACAACTTCTCTGCAAGGGGTATCGCCTATGGGAGAGGAGATTTATTATAATGCAATAGATGATAATTATATTCAAGATACTATCTTCTCGTACAATCATAGCTTTAGAATTACAGCAGCATCAGAAGACCCAGAGAGTTATCTAAATGAACTTGCAACACACAGACACTTAGAGGACTTTTGGTTTGAATTCTTTAGTAAAGCTGATATTGGTGTGATTTCGATTAGTGATCCTACAGATACGTCCGTCCCTACCGATAATGGAGGCGACTGGGAGGAGAGGAGATCTGTTACATTGATAGTGAATTATGTAGCTAAGAAAAGTAAGATTGTTAACACACTTGATAGTATTAGTTATGGATTTGCGGTAGGAGGTGATCCTACGAGAGATGATGTTGAGGGGGAGGGTGTGGCAGACGGAAGTGTGTGATGGAGGGGAGAGGAAGGAGCCTCGCGGCTCCTTTGTTTATTCGATAAAACCTATAGGTAGTTGTAAGTCGTAGAAAATATCCTCGGCTGTAGAAAGAGCCTCTAATTTAAAACACTCTTTTACACTGCCACCAAATTCAACTTTAGGTGTGTAGTGATAGTTAAGAGATTTAAGATAAGAGTGGATATCTTGTTCAGTATCGAATATTTTCTGATGGCAGTTCTGGTAGGTTGTAATAACCTCTACTTCGTAGTACTTTAAGAACTCTCGCATTCTTTCTTTTACATCAAATGACCTACCTACTTTGAGAAAAGCTTCTGTTTCGGATTTGAATGATAACAGATATAAATTATCAACCTCGTTTACACGATCAGGGTAGTAACCCCAATCTCCTGCTTCTTGTGCACATGTTAGGCATCTAGCATTATTATTAACAAAACTATAAACAGCTGTTTCACAGAAGTGGCCTTCAGAACACATCCACTCAAACTTGCTATAAGAGTCCCTACTATCAGTTTTCCACCTCAAGAATATTGCACCTTCTTTTTCAAGCAATGTTTTTATTTGGAACTCTCGCTGACCTTCCTTGTACCTGTAGTTTGGTGAACACCTGCAAGACTTCTTACCTTTCTTTAAATCTCCCATAGAAGATGAGAATAACCCAGTACATAAACCTGCTTTCACATAGTTGTCATCCGAGCATATGTGGCAAGTCCAGTCAAAATAAGTACTACACCCTTTAGAATCAACCCTTGTTGTACTTCTTTTAAAGGTATCTAAAGGAGAGAACCCAGCATTAATAAAATCTACTATATGTCTATCCTCATTTTTACCTTTTATAGTGGTACTTTTAGTAGGTTTAGTGATTACAGTAGGATTAGTGGTCTTAGTTAGTGTTTTAGTATACGAGTAGTACTTGTGTAAAAACATATAGACTGTACACTCTTTTATCTTCTCCTCTGTCAACCCGTCTATAACCTCTATTTTAGTATCTTTCCCTATGTACTCCCCTATAAAGCCTATGAATCGGAGTCCTAGTGCAACACACTTCCTTTCTATACGTACCTTATTTTGACTTGCTGTCCATTTAGTTCTCTTAGAACACCCACAAGGTACGCTACCACTAAGTAAAGAACTTTTAACAACAGGGAAAAGATTAGGGAATAGTTCTTTATCCTTAGAGCACAAACTACACTCGCAAAGGTACTTCTTACATCTCCAAACTACGTTACTACTTGAGACCACAGTTACAATTGCCCCTTTTGGTGTAGGAAAAGTACTACCAATAAAACTGTCTTCTTTACTTTTCAAGTTTATATAACTCCCACGCAGAGGCTAAGTCTATAAGAACTTTAATATTTTTATTCTTACGTGCATACCACCGTTTACTGTGGAAACTCTTATCTGTTATTTTACCTGACAACAGATCCTCTAATATACGAAATCCTTCAATACTTAATACATCTTGATATTTATATTTAATCATAGCTTCACCTTTCAATTATATACTGATAAACCATTATAACAGTAAACAGTAATAATTACAAAGATTTCAATACACCTCTGTTTCGTGGTATACTATCACTTGTTAGCTAACAAAGTAAAGATTAATATTAAATTATTTACCTATTCCATTAGGTAGGTAGTCTTATAGTATAAACTAAGAAGGATAATAAAATTGGCCAATTATATAAAAGACACGATTTCCGTGAACGTGGTTTATGGTGGAAGAGCGATCTCCGTAGCAGGCTTCTCTACTCCGTTGTTCGTAGCACACCACAACATTTTTAACACACGACAAGTAGCCTATACTTCAGCTAGTGAACTTCTTGATGCAGGATTTGCAACAAACAGTCCATCATATGAATTCGCTCTAGGTTTGTTCTCAGGGACACAAGCACCAGCAACTATGATCTTAGGTAGAGCTGCACCGAGTGCATATACTGTACAAGTAGACGTAAATGCTGTAGAGGACGATACACTATCTGTTTACACTAAAATTGATGGTATTGCTGAAACAGCTGAGTACGTAGTACTCGCTGGTGCCGTAGGGGACGCACAAGCACTTGGAGATGGTTTGGCAGCGGCACTTGGTACAATTTCAGGTATAACTGTCTTAACTACTACTTCAGATGAAAACGGTCTTGTAACCATCACCTTGGATGATGACACCTTGCCTACATCCTTTGGTGTGGCGCAGAATACTACAATCTACACTACAACTGGTGAGTCGGTTGTTGATGTACTTGCTGAGATTGAAGATGAATACTCAGATTTTGCAATCGTATCAGGTGAAAGCCACAAGATTGTTGATCAACAAGCATACGCAGGTTATGCAGAGAGTAATGACATTCTGTACGTGTACAGTTCACAAGATGCAAAGGCTTATGACCCACTGGCAACAAGCGACATTTTTTATAAACTTGCAGCTTCAAGCTATCAATATAGCTGTGGTTTGTACTCTACAGTAGCAGATACAAAATTTGCAGAAGGTAGTTTGATTGGCACTTTTGCACGTCAGGCACCCAGCACCAATTTCACCCTTAATCTGCAAGAGCTTGCTGGTATCCCTTATGATACCATCTCCGCTAGTAAAAGAATTGCTCTAACAGCAAAGGCAGCAAACTTCTATATCAAAGAGTATGGTTTTGGTAGTGTGTTCCATGGTTGGGTTGCAAATTCCGACTATTTGGACAGAAGTCGCATGGGACTTTGGCTTAAGGCTCGTTCTCAAGAGTCCATGTACACAACAATGAAGAACTTTGCCACTCAGTCTTCTGCTCTTGCGTACAGCGATGAAGGTATTGCTATTGTTAGGGCTAACTTGTTCACAGATGTCATCAATGTGGGTATTGCAGGTGGTACTATCTTAACTGGATTTGGGGAGGATTCTGCTGGTAATCAAATAAACTACAATCCTATTGTTGATTCCTCTACACGAGCTAGTCAGACAAACAATGCAATCGGTCAAAGACTTTGGGAAGGTTTCTCTATTAGCATAGTCTACAGTGGGTCTATTCACCATATTGACTCTACCGCATTCATTGTAAATAACCGCACAGCTTCTTAAGGAGAAAATAGATGTCAACAACATATGATAGTTCACGGGTATTACTTCAAATTGGTCTTATTCCAATCAAGGGGTTTGGGGATAATAAAATTGTAATCTCTAGAACAAATGACGTCTCCTCTGTAGTCGAAGGGAGTGACGGGGAAATAATTTTTGCAAAATCAAACAAGAGTTCTGGTACACTTTCATTCGATCTACTGTACGGAACTGAGTACGATAGATTTATGGAAGCGGCTGCCTTTGTTTCGTACCAAGTACCAGTTTCTTTCCAGTGTTTGAATACAGGAAAGGCACTAACTACTTGGGGTATGGTCGCTACACAACCCGATATTAGTTTAGGGGAAACACCAGAGAGTCGTACTTGGGTTATGAATATAGCTTCTGTAGACATGTTTCTTGGGGGGGCTCCTTCTATCTTCACTGCATCCCCGCAACCAACAACTAGCTTAATTTAGTAAAAAACCAAGCCTCAAGGATGAGGCTTTAATCTAACAAGGAATGTACAAATTTTAAAAGATTGCACCATAGCTAAACGCCATCGGTGCAATCCTATCAAAAGGAGAAACAAATGGCAAATGATAAATTAGATGCTTTTATGAAGAAGCAGAAAGATTTCGCACAAGATTTTGAAGATAATCAAAAAAGTGTAGGTACTGAGCCTTTACTAAAAGACCTCACAGCAGCGTTCCATAAAAACCGCAATGAAGTTAAAATCGGTGAGCGCACTTATGTGATTAAGAAGTTTGGTATTCGTGAAACAATCACCCTTGTACCAATCTTAGGTAATGCATTTGCTGTTCCAATTAGCGCAGTATTTAAAGATCTCGGAGAAGATGCAGATGTAAGTGGAATCACAGAAGCACTTATGCTTTTATTCTCTAGTATGGATAATGGACAATTTGTAGATATTATCGAACTGCTCCTATCCAAGACAACAGTAGATGGTAAGGCTGTAGATTTAGATGAAGATTTTGATGATATGGGAGATGTATTCAAAGTGTGTGCTGATGTGTTAGAGCAATCTTTCAGCCCTTTTATAAAAAGCTTAGATTTGAGCCGGATGACAAGCTGGATTCAAAAGATCAGTTACCTGAAATAGTAAAAAGATGTATTGCAAAGGCTGAAAAAGCAGACTTTCATTGGATGGATCATGTATTGATGTCTGTTTTAAAAGAGGAGCACCTCTGTGAAACTCTTCAATCTCTAGAGGAAGGTGGTGGTTGGGATTACTTACTATATCTACACCAACATAACACAATGCAAGGTAGTGTTAAAACCGCTTGGGAAACACACTACGAAAATGAAAATAAAAAGAATCGATAACACACACCCGCTACGGATAACACTGTAGCGGGTTTCTTTTTACATAAAATTCAACTTGTGAAACATGGTATAATATGTTAGATAATATAACAGTGAGGATAAATAAATGGTAGATTCAGTAAAGGGAATATCAGTAATAAACAGTGTTAAGTGGCAAGACGATCTCAAGTCACGGAAACGTATGTTTAATAATATCAGGCGTTATAAGAAAGCCGTATCAAGTATAGATACACTAAAGCTTAAGATGTCTGGTATCACTGAAACAAAGAACAAGATTAAAGATTTAAAGAAAGAAGTGCAATCTGTTAAGAAGGCGCTTGGTGCCGATATTTCTGATGTGAGAGTAACCTCGGAATTTGGTCCAAGAAGACCTCCCGCTGAACTTGCTAGACAACAAGCGGATACGAAAGCTCAAGCCGAAACTTTGAAGGAGAATACTGCAAGACAGAAGGAAGCTAATGATAGGCAAAAGGCATTTAGTACTGCGTTAAAAGAGGAGGATATGCGTATAGACAAGGAAGCCTCCTCTAAGAAAGCTGAAAGGATGAAGTCGGAGGCTGCAGAACAGAAGCGCTTAGATGCTTGGTTATCCGATTCTAATAAACAAGCTATTAAAGAAGAAGAAAACCTACGTAAACAGAACGCTGCTAAACGTAAGGCACGTATCCAATCTATACGTTCTCTCAAAAAAGAAGAGCAAACTCAAGCTGTTAAAGCTATGAGAGCAGAAAACAAGGAAGCAGCTAGACTATCTAAGATATATGCTTTTGAACTCTCTCCTCTTGTGCAAGACCTGAATAAAGAGAGACGGGAAGCTATCCTTCTTGAGTTAAGACAGATTAAAAATGCCCATAAACTTAAGGATGTGATGAATGAGCATAACAGTGTCCTACGAAGAGAATCTGCCATACACAAGGAGAATTTACGACTCCAAAACAAACAGAACTTTGCACAACAACGCTTAACAGGCAGTTTAAAGCAAATGGCTGGTGCAGCTTTTAGTGTTTATACTGCTATGCAAGGTATTGGTGCTGTAGCTCGTACAGGTATGGGTATGCAACGTATCAGGTCTTCTATGCTTGCAGTGAGTGATAACTCAGCAGATGCAAAAGAGAACATTGCTTTTGTAAGAGCAGAAACTTTACGGCTAGGTGGTGATCTTGTACAAAACTCTAAAGCACTATCTCAGCTTTTAGCTAACCGAGGAGGGATTACAAAAGAAGATACCAAAGCATTATTTACAGGTATCGCAGAACTGTCCACAGCACGAGGACTTACTACTGATGAAGTAGCAGGTGCAGTTAAAGCTATTGGGCAAATGATGGGTAAATTTTCTTGCTCTTCCGATCTTAAACGGGGAAAGCCTACGTGGAGTGTACAAACTTCATATGGTAACCTACCGTGCTAAACCACAGCAATGTGGACATGCCTAACGACTATCCGTGTATGTAGAGAAGCGGAGTAGGGCCAAGTGGTAGCGAAAGCTTTAAATCGAAAATGATTGGCTAAGAATTAATTTCTTAGAAGATATAGTCTAGACTATATGGAAACATATAGATGCAGGTAATGCTGCTGGTACAGATTAACGAACTGTATTGAATATACTTGAAGACAAAAATACAGGCTAAAACTTTGGCCCTTTAACTAGTAATAGTTATCGAAAAACCTCTTTAATTGTCTGGGAACTCAATAGAACTAATTTAGCTATTGACAATCAGCAGCGAAGACTTTACAATATCCTCTTTTATGTTAATGAGAGGTGTGTTATGTTTAAAACTATTATAGATTTTCCAAATTACGAGATAAATGAAAATGGTATTATAAGGAATATAAGGTTATGTAGGACATTAAAAATGTGGGTAAGCAAGCAAGGGTACTATGTCTCAGGGTTGAGTATAAATGGAAAGTACCATACTGTTAAAATCCACAGACTACTGGCTATACATTTCTTACCAGAACCTTCAGAAGAACTTAAAGCGGAGTGTGCGGTAAAAGCACCTTTTGTAGTATGTGTAAACCATAAAGATGGTAATAAACTAAACAACAGTTTATCAAACTTAGAATGGTGCACACAAGAGTTTAATGCGAGACACGCTTGGGATACAGGGTTGACTCTACCACGCACTGGTGTTTTGAACGGACGAGCAGAACTATCCGAAGAGATAGTTCATGCAGTCTGTAAGTTTTATGAAGATGGTGGTATGCCGAAAGAAGCAGCAGCACGTTTTAATCTAAGTAGACAACAATCTACAAAAATAAAAGCTGGTTTGGCATGGAAGCATATTTGGGAACAATATGATATTAAAGTTAATAGACGAGTAAAGTAACGTTCGACGGTCAGCGAAACCGCCTCAACCAGAGGATAAGGAAGTAGTGTACAGCCAAGCATAGGGTTCAAGTGATGAGTAATAATCATGTAATTCTTGATTAAATGGAAACGGGAGGAACCCAACAGGTGATGCTGTGGGTTATGATATGACCTATTCTGCGTGGTGACATGTAGAAGTTCCGCTGAGAAGCGATGAGAACTGGTGACTTAGTTGCGTGAGTCATTGAATTATAAGGAAGAGCTTAATTTCTAGGTTCCTTACACAGTAATGTGTATGTAAAATTGTGTGAACTGCGGGAAACACTTGTAAGGTGTTAACTACCGTTCTATATTAGTGATAGTATAGCAACACCATTCATAACGGGATGGGTATGGTAAAAACGTTAACAATAGAGTAAATCCGCATCTACCGTCTCAGTACTAACACATGAGATACAAGATCAACGACTATCTCGAAAGAGAGTAGAATAGCAAGCAAATGGCATTCGAAGTGTACAACCCCTGTTTCAGGGAGAAGATATAGTCTAATCTCTAGGGAGATCTAGAGCAGCCATAATAGGCGGGAAGTGGTGTTGCGACCATTTCCGAATACAATGTAGAGGACAACTGGCTTAACGTTGGGTCAGTATAAACCTATCTAATCGGGGAATCCCTTACCACATAATGGTGGAGGCAATCCTGAGCGAAGTCCGACATAAGTCGGATGTGCCAAACGACTATCCGTGATGAATGTAGCGGAGTAGGGGGTAAGCTATTGACCCTCCAAACGGTAGGCTGTTGAAAGACAGAAGATATAGTCTAGACTGTATGGAAACATGCAGATGCAATTAAGATTGCTGGGGAGTGTGTAGCGCCACTCTTTGAATACCATAGGAACGATTACCTGGTGCTGTACAAATATTTGCAGCAGCAGCAAAAGACGCTGGCAAGACTGATGGTAGTGTTGCTCAACTTAATAAACTAATGGAGGATGGTAAGGCTTTAGCTAAGGATGTTCTACCTTTTGTAGCAGCTCGTTTAAAAGACGCTGCTAACGCTAATGGTGCATTGGAATTAGCACTAAAAGGTTTGAATGTTAAACTAGCTCAAAGTACAGCTGGATTACAGATATTCCAAGAATCACTATTCGATGAAGGTATTAGAGGAGGTTTATCTTACATACTGGATGGCTTCAATGATCTAATGAAAGCTTCAAAACCTTTGTCAAAATTTCTTGGTGGTTTATTCAAAGGCGCTGTAATAGGCTTGGTAGCACCTTTTAGGTTGGTGTATGCAGCGATCTATGATTTAGTAAACAAATTACCACAAGGCGGCAAGGACTTCTTTAATGATATGTTGAAAGGTGTGACACTTGTTACAGGTGGTATTGTAGGTTTAGGTTTAGCTGTATGGGGAGTAAAGAAAGCTTTTCAAGCACTCAAGGGTGTTAAAGGTTTAGTTGGGCTAGGAGGCAAAAGCCCATCAGCAGGCGGTAAAGGTGGAAGTGGGTTACTTGGACAACTTGGAGTACAAAAGGTTTTTGTAACTAATATGCCGATAGGTGGTTTAGGTGGTGGGGGTGGTATTACACCTACTGAGCAAACAACTAAAAAGGGTATAGGTAAGTTTGTACAAGCCTTAAACATGATACCTATCTTCGTAATGGCTGCGGATAGACTAGCCCCTGAATTCAATACAGGAGGTAAACACATAGCAGGTAGGACGGATTTTAAAGTACCAACTTTTATGGACGCCATAACCAACCCGTTCGGAGATGTTAATCGTAAAGCTTCAAATGCTTCTATGAGGCAACCTCCTCAAACTGTAAAGGTTGAAGTAGAGCTTAAATCTGAAACTTTAGAAAAGATATCAGAAGATACTGATTACAAAATTAATCAATCTTATAACGGCACTTACTACTAAAGTTAATTGGACAAAGAGCCTAGTGCAAGTAGGTTTCTTTATAATTCAAATCAATAACATGTTAAAATAGTTATATAATAAACAAACAATACACAGGAGCACATATGGCTAAATCTAGTATATTTATTATACCGGACGCTTCAAAAGTAGATACTGGAACATCGCCATCAATATCATTTGATGCTGTAACGAGCTTTTCTCCATCCAAAAGCAGGACAATTACAAAATCCCCAATATCAACAGATAATAATAGAAGAACTGGTGGATTTGTTAGTGAGATACTTAGCGAAAAAGGTGGTAGGATTAGCATGGAAGCTTATGTTGCCAATAATCCTGTCATACTAGACCAAAACAATTTAATCTCCACAAAAGATGCTGAAACAAGGTCACAAGCTGCTTACCTAGCTCTGACTAAGCTATACGATTCAAAAGATACGGTAACTATCCAGTATAGGTTTGACAAAAATCTAAACTCATACCTGCTTACAAGTTTTGAACCGATGCTTATGCCTTCTGATACAATAGGTTTTAGATTAGAGTTTGAGGAAGTAAGGTTCGCTGACGAGAAACGAGTGCAACTGGTTCTTAATATGAGTCCTCCGTTGACGGAAGCAGCTAATGGGAAGACTAATGCAGGTGGTAGTAAGACACCAGCATCACCTAAAGAGACTACTCTATTAGAGAAATGGTATGATGAAACTAAAGGCGCTATCGCTGGAGAAACTACTACGGGAGTAACACCATGACTTTATACAAACTCCCAACTGGCAAAGGAAGGGATAGCTTAGCTACAGATATAGTGCAAACTATAGAGCTTGATGGTATCACTTACGACATACGTTTCCGATGGAACACAAGAGACGAATCTTGGACGGTTATTTGCAGTAAAAGTGGTAGTAGTCCTATATTCTCAACTAAAGTAAAAACCAATGTTATTTTCAACTCGATATACAAACATAGAGAGGACGCCCCTCAAGGGGATATGATTATTCTTGATATGTCTGAAACTAACGGAAGAGTAGATTTTGATAACTTCACTATAGAGGGCAGGTATCGCTTGTTCTACAACGCAATTATATAAGGAGGAAGAGTAATGAGCAGAAAAACTAGAGCATACTCTTTAGTATTCGGACAACCTATTAAAGTTGCAGATGATTATTTCGTCCCCCCTTTCCAACGTGGTACATCACCTTATATAAGTTTAGACAAATATTATAACGAAAGTGATCCTAACGCGTACCTGATAGACAAACACAACGTTAAATTCACTCTGACCAAATCTGAGAAAGTTAATAATAAACTTGACATAACTATTGATAACTTATCAGAAGGTACTAAAGCATACCTAACATCACACAAGAATGATAATTTAGCTATTGTACTAAAAGTTGGTTATGAAGAAAATGTTAAACTTGCGTTCCAAGGAACTATGACAGAGTGTACTATAACAAAGACAAGCAATACAAATAAGACTAGAATAGTAGCAACTGATGGTGGTTTAAACACTTCCAAAGCTTATACTTCAAGAGTGTTTCCTGCTGGAACTAAACTAAAACGTGTTGTTGATGAGCTTATATTAGATTTAGGTTGCCCACGAGGTTATGTCGCAGACCTACCTCAAAGTTATGTAATTGATACACAATTTACTATCTTCGGGGAAACTAACAGAAACTTGAAAAGGTTGCTTGATGCTTATGATTATGTAGGTACTATTAATAACGGTGCTTTTGATATGTTACCTATCAACTCAAGGAAGACTGAGACAGCAGCGTTTATATCCCCTGATACGGGATTGCTTGGTAATGTACAATCCCTTGACACAAAAGCTAAACCTGCCGAGAAAACAGAAAAAGATACATCATCTAAGAAACGTATTAGATTCACTTGTCAGATGGATGGTACATTAAATCCGCAAAGTAGTGTATTTGTCAAAGATCCTGCGGTAGATGTGAACGGTGCTTTTAAGATTGAGAAATCCTCTTGTGTGTGTACTGGCTTTGAGACTGGAACTTGGGTAACTACTGTAGACGCAGTAGAGCTTGATGCAACGATTGCCACTAACAACTTTGGGATTGATAGTATAGACCCCCTTAGTTTAGACACATCTACGGCAATAGCTTAGGAGATAAATATGAGCATAATGGAGAATCAGAGGCAACTGTCGGGGGATGGGCCACTAAACGCAATGGACTATTGGTGGAGCAAACGCAACATCGATCTACACACACAAATCCCTGCTAAAGTGGTTGAAGTTGATTATATTAAAAACTCTGTCAAAGTGCAACCCTTAATCAAAACTTTCATCAACAACTCGCAAGCATTAGCTATGGAGCAAATTGATGTTCCTATGTCTTTACTAAGTACTGGCGTTGGTGGTGCATCTATCACACTTCCAGTGAAAGCAGGTTGTGTTGGACTGTTAAAGTTTTCAGAAAGAGATACAACAAATTGGATAAACGGTGTTGGTAATGAAGTGGTTGAACCTCTTATCAAAGACAATCTCTCAATGGGGGTTAAGATTTACCCTGTTAGCTTTGAAGTGGGGTTATTCACACCAGCAAGTGCTATCGAGTGGGACAGTGAGAATGTTGTTATAGTTAACGGCACTAGCATGACATTACATAAACCTGACGGAACAGTTATTATAAAGAATGAGGCGTGTTCAGGGAGTTTTAATGCAGAAGGTTCAATAGAGCTTAAGAATGAGAATGGGTCTGGATCTTTAGGTGTAGATGGTTCTTGGAATTTTAATGATGCGTTAATTCCAGTAACAGGTAATCTTGTTACAGCATCGGAGACTGACCTTGATCAATTAAAATCAGACTTTGATACACTTAAAGAAGCTTTTGATACACACGTACACTTAGTAACTACTGAAGGTGCTAACACTGGCTTACCTATACCACAACCAGCACCATAGGAGACATAAATGGCAAATTATATGGATTTACTCCTCGATGAAAACACGGGGGATTTAAGCATTATTGATGGAGATTTCGCTTTAACTCCTGACAGTGGCACTTCATTAAGGCAAAGATTAGAGGTGAGGTTTTCCACTTGGAAAGGTGAGTGGGCTTACAACGAAGCTTTCGGTACACCTTACAGACAACGCCTCCTTATAGCAGGTGTTACAAAAGATCAAGCAGATGCAGAGTTTATTGCGCAGATTAATTTAGAAGATGATGTCACAGCAGTTAAGAACATTTCATCATCCTTTGACCCTGTGACAAGAAGCTACGTGTTAAACCGAGTTGAAGCTTATGTAGATAATGTTGTAGTTGATTTAAGTTTAGCAACTCCAAGAATCACTGAATATAGTTACCCTGCACCGATTGATGTTGATGATGAAACGTTTAATGTGTGTGAGCTTGACCAAGGGTTTATTGACGATTCTAACAGGTTGTATAAGTTTCTTAATATTGATTTACCTGAGAGTGGTGATAGTACTTGGTGGAATCTATGGGGAATTGATAAAGGTTATACAGCAACAGGTTATGTTGATACAGGTTACTTTGGTAATGAATATCATTAGTAGATGATGTTATCAAATAAGAATATTTTATAAATAAAAGAGGTGATACAAATGAGCTTGACTTTAAGAGATGGGTTAGGAAGACCCTTGACACACAGTGAATTGGATGAAAATTTTGAGTATTTGGACTCAGAGAAAACAGATGCTTTAAAATCAATCGCTCTAGCGCTAAACGTACCGCGTGAGGCTGTTTTAAACGGCGTTGCAGGGCAGGTAATAACAGTAGATGCAAAGTATTTGTATAATCCTGTTGACCAAACTACTTGGGGCTTGCCTGCTGCCGTTGGCACTGGTGAGGTGATTATTTCGGTTGTAGGTGATCAGCTTGAGACTGATGTTTCTAGCCCTTCAAAATACACCATGGTTACGCAGGGGGTGGCAGATCTAAAAATGACGATTGCAGAAGCTGTCGAATCAACGGATATTAAATTGGGCGACTCAATACGCATTACTGACAGGGCGGACGGTATTTTTGATGTTGTATTAGCACTAACAGTATCAACGAACGGAAAAAATATAGTGCAGTGCGTAGGAATAGCAACCCTTGCTCTCTCGCTGCGCCAGTATAGCGGGTATGTCGATCCAATTAAATTGGGAGCATCAGAATCAGATAAAACAAAAAACGCACCAGTGTTTCAGCAGATGCTAGAGGATGGTGTGCATATTATATCACATAGACATTTCGAGATAGATGCGGAAGTGGGCGTCCCTTCTGGTGCTAGATTTAATTTTCTGCGCACTGGCGGGATTTACTGCTCGGACGGATTCATGACAAGTGGCACAGGGAAGTCACTTCTCGTTAATGCTGTCAATGCTGACGATATACTATATGAGGGCATGACATTAAACGGTAACGCAGGGGTTTTGGATTTTGCAAAATGGCCCAACACTGACGCGACTGGTAACGAAGCAAGTGTGGGATTAACAAGACCTGTAAAACTTGTCGTTCACCAGAACAGCACAAATGTTATGTACAAGTCGTGTAACTTTATCAATACTGTTGGGGGAGGCATTAAAGAGTTTGCTACTGCTAATAATAGAGATATAAATCTTGATGATTGTTACTGGGATCTAATAAGGGGTAACTGTGTTGATGGTGATTTTGCTCGCATTGTAATGACACGCCAGCGAGTAAATTTAATAGGTGATATTCGCCTAGCTACTCGTGGTGGCCTTATCGTTACGGCATGTGACGACACCATCGTAAGTGATATTTATGTGAGGCAATCAACTGATTCAACAATTTACATCAGCGGATCTAACAGGGGTAAGTCTGTTGTTTCGGGCGTATTTATTCGATATTCAGGCAAAGATGCAGTTAAGGTGTTAACTGGTTCAAAGGACTCATTATTTAGTAATATCAACGTAACAGCAGCAGGTAAAACACCTGTCGGGTTCTTTGGGGGCACTGTGGCCAATGGGGCGCTTGGTACGATAAAGATCGGATTTGCTAACGGTGATGCACCTACTAACATCTTAGATCAAACAGACGTTACATGGTCTACACCGAAAACTATAACTGCTTGTAATATTCAGGAGGCCAAGTGGGACTTAGGCGGCGGAAATGGTGGTTCTGCATTTGCAGTGGCAGACTCAAATGTTGCATTTTCAACTCTGTCTATTGCATCTTACAAAGGAATCGCAATAAGTACATCCGCAACTAAAGTATCTGGTGGCAATATTGTGATTGATTATGGCGACGGGCCAGGTGTTTATGCAACAACATCGTCTATAAACCTAGAAAACCTAAATCTAACACGTACAAACCAAGACCTGTCAATGTCCCCACTCGGCAAAGTTCACGCGATAGAGTTACTAGGGACAAGCAATATAAATGTTGACTGTGTGAATTTTGCTGACATTGGCGGTGGATTAATTAAGACCGGGCCTGATACATTCAGACTTAATATATCTTCACTGGTTGGCGGCACCTTTAACACGCAATCAAATAGTGACGCTCACATGATTTATGCAAATTCAGCAGCAAGCCCTAACACTGTTACTGACATTAACATTAGCAATGTTGCTGTTAGTGGATCAACTACAGCAGGCAGAATGTTGTATGCACGTAACTGCAAGGATGTGAACCTAAGCAACTGGACAACTGACGGAGGGAGTGACGGAGTAAGATTGTCCAGTTGTTTAGTAGTTAACGCGTCTAATGTAATATGCAGAGGTGCTGCGTATGACGGATTTAGAGCGTCAACATGCTCAAATATTAGCCTGTCAAATGTACAGGGACACGACAGCGGGAGCAATGGGGTTAAAGTCGATAGTGATTGCGCAAACGTTGTAGCTCTAGGTTGCCAAGGATCAGGGAATGGCGCGGCAAATCTTTCTATACAAGGGACTAATGTCAGGCCGACTGTGATCTCTGATTTCAATATCGGATAACCAATCCTCTGCGGATCGCTTATCGAGCCGCCTTTTTGCTTTCAATCTAACTGCTCAATAAAAACTTCAATGCGCGGGTTTTGCCTGTCAATTCCCGCGTATTCTTCGCTTGATTTAACTATAAAATCGCAATTATCATCCTCAATCAATCCAGCTTCGACTAAGGCATCTTGAAAGAATTTCCGCGACACAGAACAGAAATTATCTAGGTCAGTCCCTTTGCGTTTTGCATAATATTTATACCTAATCTTAATTGGCGGCTCTATAGCATCAAGCGATAGCAGTTGCGGCAAAATCATCTTTTTAAATCTCTTTTTAGCAGAGTTAGCTGATTGATAATGCGCGTTTCTATACCAATTCAATGTCAGCGACTTATTGGGATTCTTTGCGGAAACCACTCCATAAATCGGAAGTGTTAGTTTTATCATCTCATACCCCTATATTTATTTATCGCACCTCTAAGCATTTCACGGCTATCTTCATCGGCGCTATCAATGGCCGATTTAACATCGTAGCGGCCTATCTTAGCGTGTTTAAGCTGCCACACTAGCAATGCTGCATATTTATCTAGCTCTATGTCTGCGCGTTGCTCTGGCGTTAATATTCCTCAAAGGTTCAGTCTTATTTCCTATAATCCTCCTTCCCTTATAACTACCCTCGTTTCATGGTATAATGTTTTATTAAGTTTTATTTGGAGACAACAAATGCCAACACCGTGGGGAATAAGTAATGAGTGGGGTTTTTATCGTCCCAATCTTACAGAAATTATAGAAAGCATTCAACAAGATTTAAAAGATTATTTTGGAAACGAAATCAACGTAGGTGATAACTCTGTAGCTGGTATATTAGCAAAGATGCAAGCTGGACGAGAGTTTAAATCATGGCAACAATTAGAAGCAACTTACAACTCTCAAACTCTTAACGGAGCAGAAGGTGAGTTCCTTGATGAACTGTACGCTTACCAAGGCATTCCTCGTAATGCAGCAACATTTGGTACTGGAGCAGCAATTGTAGAAACAGACTCCACTTCTGAGAATATTGATGAGATTGTTGCAGGTGTCACTTTTAGTTCTATTGCAGGTGCACAATATGTAGCAGAAACCTCTCGGACAATGAGTGACTTTGTTAAAGGGTATAAGATTGAAGGGGGTACATTAGCTACAGGTACTTACACATTTACAGTTACAAATGCTGATAATTTAATTAGCAGTGCAACATACGCACTAGTTTCGAATGATGATGCAGATAAGCTAACATTTTTTAACAACTTGAAATCCTTCTTTGATTTAGCAATCCCCAATGATACAACAAATATTATCGTAAACTCTACGGCTGGAGAGGTTAGCTTCTACGTAGGCTTCACACCAGTTGTTGTAGATGGGGAAACTGAGTATGTGTTAGTTGGTACAGAAGAAACTTTCAAACTAAAATTCGGTGTTAATCGTATTGGTAATCGTTTCTCTGAGCATAGTGTGTTAGCTACTGAAACAGGGTATAATCCCTTAGCAGCTAATAACATCAACTCAATCCTACCAACACCAGATGGCTATGTCTCTGTCACAAACATTGAAAACTTCTTTAGTGGAAGTGATGTAGAGACAGATGCAGCTTATGCAGTAAGAGCAACACAACAAGCAGATGCACCTCATAGTGGTACGCGCCCATCTATCTTAGCAGCTATCTTAGCAATTGATGAAGTTGTAGGTGCAAGCTTAGATAAGAATGTAGACAGTGCTGGTGTTGTTTCAGTAGAGCCTATTATCTTTGGTGGAGAAACAGAAGAAATTGCTCAAGTGTTATATGACACGCAACCAGCTAATAATCAGTACATTGGGGATATCTCTTACACTATAGCTACAGAGGATGGTAAAACAGAAGTTATTCAATTTAGCCGTGGAACTGATCTAAATATGTCTGTACGTGTAGAGTATAAACCTTTGAATGGTATACCTCTTGCAGCTTCAGAATTATTGGCAATACAAAACTCAGTGGAAGCAGTTAATAGTAACATCCCTGTAGGAGGTACTGTGTTTATTGGGCAACTTTCTGGTGCAGTGTTTGATGCTAATCCTCAGAGGTTCACACAGTTAGTTGTGCGGGTCAAAGAAGAAACAGACCTAAGCTACCCTGCAACACCAACAGACTTTACACCAGACCCAAGTGAACTACCAAGACTTGCTGCTGAACGTGTAGAGATCATACAAATCAATTAGGAGAAGGTATGAGTGATTTACCCGCAGCTAATCATATTCAATTAGATCCTAATTTTGTTGATGACGGTGTAGCAGAGCTTCCGCAGTTCTTACAAACTAAGAAGAATTATGAGAGGTTGGCTAGATGGTATTGTACTCGATGGGAAACTATGGACGGGGAGGTTATTAAGTTAGCCTATCTCCGCCAGTTAAATAATGCATCAGGTAAGATACTAGATATGTTAGGTGAACGTATTGGCTTGCTACGTTATGACCAGACTGACACAGAATATAAAGCCTTAATTAAGTTGAGGTCTTTTAGGCAAACAACAGGTTCAAGCAGGGCTGATATTGTTACGTTGATGAAGATATTATTCTTTGGGGAAAACCCACTGATAACTAAACGTAGAAGTCCGTTAATCATCAAAGTATCTAACACTACCACTGTATTGGATATATTTCCTTATATACACGATGCAGGGGAGGTTAAACAAACTTGGCTAAAACCTGACGGTGTTGGAAATGGGGAATATATATTCAGTGTTGTTGGTAATACCCTTACTACTTCATTGAATGGAACAACGCCTCATAACACTTACACAATGACTCTTGTGGAGGGTGTTCCTGACTCAAATAATTTCATGGAAGTTGTTATCCCTGCTAACTGTTTATCTGACAAAGACGTATCTCAGCAGCTTGAAGAGATGTTCCCTATCAATACTAACTTGTGGGCAGCTCAGACAGATGCAGTACCATTTTACTTAGTTGATTTAAAAGATATTATTGACAGTACAAACACCACAACATTGTTAGATAACTATACGCTTATTCAAGACCTCACAGGACAACGTAAAACTTGGACAAAGCCTGACACAGTAGGTTTAGGTGAATACATTATAAGTGTTACAGATGATGAGCTAACAACTACAGTAGGTGTGTATCAGATGACAGAGTTTTCAAACGGTTTATCAGATGAAAAAGAGTCTTCCGTTGAAGGGCTGTTGACAAACTGGATACATTCCTCAGCAAAGACAGTTAAGAATACATAAGCAGCAAGCGAAGCTTGTTTAATAGAATATTAAAGTCTCTTAGAGACCTTGAGGAGAATATAAATGGCAGCACCAACAGAACCAATACTATTAATAGCAACAGATAATCTAGGAGGGGATGGGTTTGTAAGTAAAGTAGCCCCTGTCTCTCCTGTTACAAATGAAGGGTATGGTAAACAAAGTTTAAATTATCAACAATTGAATTATATGTTTAACAATCAGGCTAATTGGTTGAAGTATATTACAGAAGAATTAATACCTACGCAGATAGTTGCAGCTAAGTTAGCAATGGAGCTAAGGGTTGGCACTATTATAGAAATAACAGGTGATAGCACAAACCCTGCAACATTGTATGGTTATGGTACTTGGGAATCCTTCGGTAGAGGTTTAGTTACAGTAGGTGTTGGAGAGTATACCGATGACCGAAGTGAATCCAAAACTTGGGTAGATGGGGATACGGAGGGGGAGTACAAGCACGTACAAACAGAATCTGAATTAGCCTTACATCCACATGATTTCTCTGGTACAACTGACTCTGCGGGGGCACATGACCATACTGTTAACGGACAAAACCGTTTCGTAGGAGATGCCAATGAAGATGCAGAGTTTGATTTTGATTCAGGGACGATAAGCAACGATGATGGTTCATGGTTTTCAATGCCGCAGGCAGGAGCGCATACACATCCATTCTCAGGGACAACCGATAATAGAGGTAGTAGTGCTCCAATGAATAACATTCAACCATCGATTGCAGTATATCGTTGGAAGAGAACAGCATAAGGGTAGGACATATGAAAAATTTTAAACTAATGGAACAACATGCAATAGTTAAAGCAAATCGACAAACAGCTTACTCCAAACGTACTGATCCTCTCTTAAACGAAGCACGAATTAAACGTTTAATGGGAGAGGAAGACCAAGCTGATAATCTTGAAATTAAAGCCTTAGAAGAACGATTTAAGATTCAAGCAGAATACCCTTACCCAGAAACAGAAACTAATTAAGGAGAGATTATGAGATTCTTTAAAGTACAAGAGTTAGTCTCTGAGAGCACGTACAAAGCCCGTGGAGAGCGTATGGATCTTGGGACAATGCTAACTAAAGGATGGTTATGAGACACTATTGCTATGAGATAACGAACAAAGTAAACGGTAAGATTTATGTAGGTATACACAGTTCTGAGAAAGAATTCTTAGCAACAGAATACTACGGAAGTGGTTTACTGATAAAGAGGGCAGTAGCTAAATACGGAAAAACTAAATTCACTAGGAAGGTCATCGAAGAGGCAAATTCAAGAGCACTTATAGAACACGTAGAAGAGATGATAGTAAATGAAGAATTTATAGGTAGAGAGGACACCTATAATGTAAAAACCGGAGGTGCTAATGGCCTCCTTTCAGAAGACACAAAAAATAAAATAAGAGAAGCACACAGAGGTACGAAAGCTTCTGAAGCAACTCGTGAAAAGATGAGTGAACAAAGGTCTGGTGAACTAAACCCGATGTATGGTAAAAGAGGTAAAAGTTCCCCTCTGTTTGGACGGAAAGCCTCACCAGCCACTAAACTAAAAATGAGTGAAAAGATGAGTGGCGCTAATAATCCCAATTTTGGCAAGCACCCTTCTAAGGAATCAAGGGCGAAGATGAGTAACTCTCACAAAGGTAAGACAGGATTTTACAAAGGAAAACACCTTTCAGAAGAGACAAAAGATAAAATTCGCTTGGCAAACAAAGGTAAGAAGAAACCTTTAGTTGTTTGTCCTCACTGCGGGAAAGAAGGTGGTAGGGGTGCAATGGGGCGTTGGCATTTTGATAATTGTAAGCTTAACAAAACGGAGTTTTAATAGTATGAGTTACAAATACGGAAAATCCAGTAAAGATAGGTTGGTCACATGCCACCCTGAGATACAAAGATTGTTTAATAGTTTAATAGAACACTACGACATTTCAATCTTATGTGGCTACCGAGACGAGGAGGCCCAGAGTAAGGTATTTAAAGAAGGTAAGAGTACGGTTGTATACCCTAACGGCAAACACAACTCACAGCCGTCCTTAGCGATAGATGCTGGACTATACCCTATCGATTGGTCGGATAAGGGTAGATGGTATATGTTTATAGGTATTGTTAAGGAACGTGCAAGACAACTTGGTATTAAGGTAAGATGTGGAGGCGATTGGGATTCAGATTTGAAGACTAGCGACCAAACTTTTCACGATCTTCCCCACGTAGAGTTGATCTTATAATAGGAGGTTCTAATATGCTAGGTTTTATAGGTAAATTGTTCGGTTCAGACAAAGCAGCAGCTTCATTAATAGATAACGTTTCTTCTGGAATTGATAAGCTCTATTATAGTAGCGAGGAAAAGGAAGAGGATAAAGCTAAAGCACTTCGTGACGGGAATATCGTTTATATGGAGTGGCTTAAGTCAACATCAGGTAGTGCAATTGCGAGGCGTTTTATTGCTATAGTGGTTACATTAGTCTGGGCAGCACAGTATGTTGGTAGCTTGGCTCTCTCTGCAATAGCACCTTGGATGACAGATGCAGCCACAATTGAAGCTATGATGAAGTCTGCGGATGTACTACAGAACAACGGAGAGCAAGGTAATGCTGCCTTCATGGTGGTTTTGTCGTTTTACTACTTGGGAAATAAAGGGGATTCTTTGATACAAGCAGCAGTTAGTAAGTTTAATAAAAAGAAATAATATTATAGATAAAACAAAGCCAGTTGATAATTTCTTATCAACTGGCTTTTTATTGTTTAAGTTTTAATTAACTCTAGAATGGCACGTCAGGCATTTCCTCATCAAATTCCATAGGTTCAGCATAAGTTGTAGTAGGTGCTGCTTCTTCCTTCTTAACAGGAGCAGCTTCTTTCTTAACCTCTTGCTTAGGTTGCTGCTTACCCTCTGAACGTTTTTCTAACTCTTTAGCAAAGTTAGTTTCGTCAAAGTTAATACCTTTAGGGATAGAGTAAGGTTTACCTGTTTTCTTGCTAATACCTTCAATAAGGAACTCATT